TTACTCTGTGCTATCTTTTGTTGAATGTTCCAATCGTCTGGATATTGTTGTAGTTGTTTTAGAATCTTCGAAACATTGATACCAGTTTTGATAATTCGTATATTCTTCATGAGAAGAAACTTTCAAGTGTGTATTGCTTTTCTGTTTTCCAACCGATACAATCAAGAATCAATTTAATTGGTTCAAGAAATGTTTTTTCAAACTGAGTCTCGTAATCAATATATTCCTGCAACTCAAACTCTTTTGGTAGTCTTGTTGGAAACGAAACTACCATATCTCTAAACGGATTTGGTGTTTTGAGATAAGTGAATTTCAACTTTTCACCTTCTTGTATCAAAGGATACTTAGTCGTCAAGTTATGTTGTTTCAGAAAATGATTATACAGTATTGCACCCTTTACGTGTATTGGTGTACCTTTTCTGTATATTGTAGCAGAATCCGCATACTCTTTCAAGCCATTGCAGCCACGTGGAAAAGAAATATCTTCAACGGGCAATTTGCGAAACTCTTCTCTAAAATCGGCAACAAACTTCTGTACAGTTTCTTCGTTCGTATTCACAATCAAATCTACCAATTGATACATTTTGGCACGTACAGCGGTAGGTGTAGATGATTTGACCATCTCAAGACCCATGACTTTGAGTTTTGGTTTCGCATATTGCACACCTTCGTTGTTGTACACATTCAGAATGTACCGCTTCTTTGCGGTCCAAATACCTTTATCGGACAAGCCTTCACGTTTCATTTGCATCTTTTGGTCGAACGCATGAACATACTCAGCAAGTTCTTGATAACTCTTATCGATATATGGTTGAATCTTCTCTTCACAGATTTTGTCCATGAAGGCGATAACTTTCTGAGTTTCTGGTTTCTCTTTATACACAGAGTCAACCAGTGGACCAAGATTGAGATAGATCGAATCTGTATCTGAAGCAATAACATAGTCAGTATTAGATTTTAAAATTTTATTCAGGTATTCGTTTAGTTTATTTTCGATCCAACGAATTGATAATTGACCGGCTTGTGTAACTGCAAGTGCTTGGCGCAAATCATAAAATCTGAAATACTGTGAGCCCATTGCACCGTAGGCTGAGTTTAGTGAAACTTTCTTTGCAAGTTGTAGATTGTTGTATCTTGCAATTAACTTTTCAATCTCTTTTTTCTTGTTTAAGTCTTTCTCATTTTCATAATCTTGTTGTTCCTTCAACATCAACTTCTTGAATTTCTTACGATCTTCATACATCTCAATCATCATCGCTGGCAAAAAGCCTTGTTTGTCTGTACGAAAGAACTGACCGTTTGGTGTAATCGTCACACCCTTCAGCACACTCGTATCAAGTTTTTTGTCCAGCAAACTTTCTACTGATGCTTGTCCCGCAAGTAATCTCATTTCATCAGTATAGTCATCTTTCTCCACAATTGTTTCTGGCGAAAGATTGTACTGCATGATCAAATGTGGATATAGACTGTTCAAATCAAATGATGCAACCCAATCATGTAGACCGATCTGCGGTTCTTTGACATATGCGCCTTCAAATGCTTCATTCTTTTTAGCAACACGGCGGGGCGGCACAACAATCTTACGTTCAAGTAGATAGTTGTAGATTAGCGCATCCCACATTCTCGTTTGAGCGAAAATGTCATCATAATTTGTTTTGGTGTCATACGCCAGAGTCAACGCCAGTTCAATTAACTTCAACTTATCTTCGAGTTTCAACACAAGATGTACATCTTTGATGTTATACTCAATAAATTTTTGATGGTCAAGTTTGTAGAGTTGATGTAGACTGTCGTACTCATCATAAGACAATTTACTCTCACCAAGTTCTACGTTGGCAACAGTATCAAGTCGATAGTTTTCAATGTTTTTACCGCCAGGCGCATACCATTGATACAGTTCAAGATAGTCAAGAACAGATATACCAATCAAATCATAAACAATCTGTTCTTTGCCCTTGAACATGGTCTTTCTTTCAGAATACACAGACCATGGCGACAACTTGTTTACTACATCGTCCCCAAATAAACGTGTGAAACGATTGACAAGGTAAGGAACATCAAAGAACTTGATATTCCAACCAGTAACAACGTCAGGCCAATTGCTTGACCAGTCAGCAATAAACCGTTCACACAAATCGATTTCATCTTCGCAGCGAATGTAAGTTTCTTCACCTTTTACCTCATAATCACCATAACCGTAAACTGTAGTACCGCCATTCAATTGATGAATAGCGATTGCTGTAATAGGCTCTGTAGCCTTGTATGGATCAGGAAATCCATTTTCTGATCCGACCTCAATGTCTATGAATACGACAGAGAGATGAGAAATATCCCAATCAACAATGCCTCTAAAATTATCAGCAATGAATGCGTATTCATAGCGTGTATTGCCGTAGATTTTAAAGTTTGCAACATCTTCGTAACGTTTGACAAAATCACGTGCCTCCCGAATAGTATCAAAAGTCATAGGTTCCAACGGCTCATTGAATAAAGAACGCCATTGAGACTGTTTGTTAGACTGTACAAACAAAGACGGAGAGTATTTGACTTTGCTCTTTACTCTCCGACCGTCGCTGTTCACTCCACGGAAAAGAATGTGATTGCCGTGGACGCAAACATTTGTATAGTATTTGCCCATTAAACGACTAAGCCTGGCGGTGCAATTTCAATTTTACTGAACATACGATTATATTGATTGAGTAAATCGATCACTGGAGTATTAGATGTGAGAACATCAATCCACTTAAAATGTACACCTCTATCAAACTCTTCTACAAATGCAAGATACGGCGCAAAACCAACACCACCAGGATCATTTGCAGAACGTGGTGGTACCGCAATTACTTGCATTGGATTTTTTATAGTAAATCCAATATCACCCTCATCAACTACTTCACCCATGATAGTTTGATGTGTTTTAAATGTAAAGCATTTTACTGTCATACTGTTACCTCTTTTGTTGGTTCATAAACGTCAAGTGTTACCCACTTTTTTGGAAACAACATTTCACGGCCAACAAAATCGGCAATGTCATATGTTGGATCATCAACAAGACCGATCAATTCAATCTTGTTGTCAAACTCACGCATCACAAGATCATACTTGTATGCTTTGGAAATTTTAGGATTTGCTTCAGCCAGTTGCTTTGCTACTTTTGTAATATTACTCATAATTTACTCCTCATTATACTGAACGACTTTGACATCACACTTTTTTAGAAAATTAATACCGTTTTTACTTCTGTAGGCGTTTTTGTAATAGACCTCCTTGATCCCTGACTGATATATCATTTTAGCACATTCTAAGCATGGTGCGTGTGTAATAAACATTGTTGCCGCATCACTTGTGTTTGTTGACCGAGAAACTTTCGCAAGAGCATTACTTTCGGCATGAAGGACTTCTGGTTTGGAGATTAGTTTAGACCAACCGTGAGCAGTTTCGGTATAACCACGAAGTAACATATGATCGTCAGTTTCCCGACATTCTTCTTTGAGAATATATTCAACTTCTTCACAGTTGTTATCCCAACCGGATGGCATACCGTTATAACCAATACCGATAATTGTGTTATCTTTGACGATTACACAGCCTACCTGTAATCTGCGGGCGGTAGAAAGTTCAGCATAAACACTTGCTGCTTTCATATGGGCTTTTATAAATTTTTCTTTCATAGAAGTAAGCACTCACTTCATGCATAGCGCACGACGAAAAAATCAATCCGACTATTCTCTATTCTAGAATGACAAGGGCTGTTCTAGCCACGTTTACGTTATTGGCGTGTAAAAAGAATGGAAGAAATCTTTCGCCTAGAAAACCTGGATAACGCCAGGGCAAAGGCTCAGATGTCGTTGAAGTTGTTGGATATACATTACGTGTGTTTTGCCACACATATTCTAAAAGTTCGAATAACTCAGATGCATACTTTCTGAACAGTTGCTTACGCATGACATAACACGTTTCAAAACTAGCACCATTGTCATCCCACCAACCCATCTTGTCTCTGTAATCTGGCAACAACTTTTGTATGCCTTCTAAAAACAGATTGAGATACTCTGCTGGTTGTGACTGTAGATACTGATTACGAACAGAATATGGCATTGGTGTGATGTGATTCGTAATCGCTTCGTGTGTCGCCAGTAGTTTGAGTGCTGCGGCTTTCTGCTCATCAGATGCCATATAGTTCGCACTTTCTTGTGTGGCAGGCAACGATGATTTCAGCACATTACTTTCGATATCACCTTTAAAATCTAAGTAACGACGATATGTTGTGCAACCAACATAATCAGCACGGCCGTTGTGCAATAGATAATATTCGGATGCTTGTTGTGCTAACGCACGAAGAAACTCATCTTCACTACACATGCTGTAATAGTGTCGAAATCCATAGACACTTTTATGTTGTGATGTGTTGATCCAATTGCCTGGTCCTGGTGGTTGCCACTTATATGGTGCATGAGAACCAGCATATGCCGCTTTCATCCAAGGCGATTCGTGATTGAATGGAAAGTCTTTGTGAAAGTGACTAATCATCAACAGATCAGTCATCTTGCACCTCTTCTTTTTTCTTCTTCTTGAATTCGATTCGTGGTGCAATGATTGCTTGAATCATCTCACGTTTATAGTCAGTCTTGTTTTTACCAGAAAGACCTGAAAGTAGAACCTTCAGTTCTTTGCCCATTTTAAAGTTTGAATTTGATTTCATTACCATGTCCAAGCAACATAAGAGTATCGTGTGCCTTTCGTCACCAGATCAACTCTGTGTGGGTAAAGAAAGTTTGATGGAAAAATCATAATCTCACCTGCTTTCAAAGTTATAGGAGTATCTTGCCAAAATACCAAATCACCACCCTCATAGCCGCCATTCAATCCACCTAGAATTGTGAGTGTTGGTATACCTTTACGTTCACCATCAAACATCGAATGAATGTGGTCACAATGCAGTTTCATTTGCGTGTCTTCACGGTAACGATTGAAACGAACTTCAGTGAATCCCTGCCAAGAATTGTACCAATTACAACCCCATTCAGTCAGTTCTTTGTGATATCTCTGTAAACCTTCCCATATTCTCTCCATAATATAATTCTTGTGTTTTACGTCAGACCATGCAACAGACAGTTCGTGTTCATATGAATGACTTACATCATTATGGACATCATAGAATGTATGCGTCTGAAACTGTCCTTCTACTTTTTCAAGTTCATCAACAGTTTCTTGACACACCTCCGGTGTGAGCCAATCGGAATAGATTTTGAGATATGATCGTAGGTCTTTGTCCATCATGTATCCTTCAAAGTGGGGCTTTCGCCCCACTGATTACGCAGCCTTCTTTTCTTCTTGTAGAAGTTTGGGCTCAAAAAATTTCAATTCATTACCAATTTCAATGCGTTTTGGCTTTTGATGTTCTGGAATAACATTAATAAGACCAACACGAAGAATACCATCTTTGAGTTCTGAACTATGTACTTCAATAGTATCAGCAATGGTAATTGTTTTTGTGAAGTTACGTGCAGCAATACCTCTGTGTAGATATTCTGCCTGTCCCATTTCTCCATCTTCTTTATTGCCTTTGATTACCAAAGTATTTTTTTCTCTGGTAATTTCAATGTCATCTTTACTGAAGCCTGCAACCGCAAGTTCAATAATATAACGATTGTCATCTACTCTGATGATATTGTGATACGGAAAAGTC